CGCAGCAGTATCGTTAGCTGTATAGCTAGTTACTGTTGGGTTAGCAGCACCACCTGGTGTACGTGAGTACGCCTGAGCGATCTTGAATGGGCTTAACGCTTCTTCACCTGCTGTTACACTTGTTTGCGCTGCGCTGTTGTCAGTTAATGACTGAGCATAACGTACACGTAGTGTATGAATCTGACCAACTGGACCAGTCATTGGCTGAACGCCGACTAATTCGTTAGCGATAACAGTAGGCATAACACGACGGATAACCGGTAGAATTACACGGTTAAGAGTAGCGATATTACCTGCTGTTGTTGTACCTGCTGAACTTTCAGCGAGTAACTGTTTGCGAGTGTTTTCTAATAAAACACCCATAGTTGAACGACGAGTTCCTTTTAAGCCTTCCATCAGAGCTTCTTTGGCTTCGCCCCAACGGCTTTCTAAGAGTACTTGTGACATAATTATATTTCTCCTAATTTTGTATGTCTAATTTTAAAGCCCTGCCAAACGCTTAATGTCGATAACATTGTCACGGTGATGTGACTCATCCTCAACTTTTGGTTTGATTGCAGCTTTATCTCCAGTTACTTCTTTTACTGACTCATTAATCATAGCCTTTTTAGTAACAGGCTTTTCTGACCCAGTATTGAGTACTGCTGGAAGATACTTGTCGAAAGCGGACTGTAGACGCGGTGTCTGTACGCTTTCCAATAAGTTCTTCATTAAACCTGCCTTCTCCTCATTTAGAGTAGATAGCAATTCACCCATGACCTTATTACGCTCATTGGATTCTTTAATAACACGAACTTCTTGTTCCTTACTTTCAATTAAGACTTTCGCCTTATTGATTTTTTCGGCGGATTCTGACAATTGACGATCTTTTTCTTCTAACATACTTAATAATGAACGTGTATCAGCCTTCTCATTTAAATGAGTTGAACTGTATTCACTTGCATATGCTTCAAAGATTTTACGACCAAAGTTATTTTCACGTGCAACTTTGATATCTTCTTTCAATTGACCTAATTCACCCTTGAGGTGACTAGTAACAGCAGAATTTAAACGCTTAGAACTTTCTGTAACAAATTTGTTCTTTAGTAATTCTAATTGTTTGCGTCCTTCAGCAACTAACTTAACCTTTGCTTCAACTACGGCTTGCTTGTCTTGTGCGAATTCTTTAATTTCACGTGCTAATGCGTGAACAACGAATTGCTCAAGCTTTTGCTGACCTTCTACCTGTAGTTTACGATCATTACGTAGTTCTTTGATTTCTTCTGCTAACTTAGTTACCATAAAATCATTGAACTTACTTGCGTTTTCACGTAATTTGACCTGTGCTTTTACGCGGTCTTCGTTCATTGCTTGTCTTTCAGAATAAAATTCACGAATTTCTTCATCAAGATTTGCAGTTACCATTTTGTCAAGGGCTTCCACCATTACATTCTTGTCATGCTCATATCTCTGTGCGAATTCTTCATGCAATTCTGCACGTACTTGCTCACGAGCCTCATTCAATTTTGATTCCCATGCTTCGTTTATAGCTTGGCTGGTTTCTTCATTGATAATTCCGCTCTCAAGTAATGGTTTAATAGCATCAAACATGCTGTATTCCCCTATTATAACTTGAGGTCCTTGATAAGACGAACCACTTCGTCTTTCAGGTATCTCTGTACTTTTTTGTCGTTTTGTGCATCTTTTGCAATACCTAACAACTTATGACCATGCTTCATATTCATCATGCCTTCATAAATTGCTTTTGGGTATGCATTGGGCGCACTAGGCTGTGCGACAATATCCACAGTGACTATTTCAAAGTCACTAACCTTACCAGTAGCATCATCTACATTACCGCTTCCTCTACTACTAACACCTAATTTTACGCCACTCTCTAGCATGGTACTAACTAACTGTCCCATTGGAGTAGGTAATATTTTTAATTTGCCAAAACCATTAGGACCGTCCATCCACATATTTGTTATCATGTGGCTGACGCGGTCTAAATTGATTTTTAAGTCATCTGGATGATCAACTTCTCCTAAAACAGAGTTGCCTTCCATAATTTGCTCATTGAGTTGATCAACGGCTGATGCGATTTGATCAACAGGGTAAACACGCTCATTTGCGTTCTTTACCCCGCCTTGAATGAAGATCCCTTTCATGTAAAGGGACTTCTTATTTTCACCGTCACTAACGCTTTCAACGACCATGTTAGCACGGTCAAACGTTAGATTCTCTCTAAGATACAAAGCCATTTGCTTTTAGAGTCCTTACTTCTTAATTATTTTTTTAACAGACTTCTTAGATTCGGCTACAACACTGCTGTTGTTTTGACCTTCACTACCCTTGCCATGTTGTGGCTTAGGAGCTTTTTCTAAGTTCATACCTTTTTGTGCTGGACGATTTCTCCACTGACTAGCATGTTCAACATCTTTAGTATCTGGGCTTAATAAACCACCCTTTGTACCACCTGTTGAGCTTTCGCCACTGAAGTTAACTGGCTTAGCACCTGTTTGTGTTACTTTTGGCTTTGTTAATGCTGGGCTCTTTGTTTGTGCGCCATCATCACCACCAATTTTACTATCGTACAAACCAGACACTTTAGTTAATTGTACAGATTCTTCTAGGCTTTCTTCCATAGATTCTTCGTCATCATCAGATGCTTCCATCATATCTTCGTCATCCATGTCACCCATGTCATCATCCATGTCGCCCATGTCGTCATCACCCATGTCGTCATCACCCATTAATTCTTCAAACTCAGCCATTAGCATGTCTAGTTTATCTTCTAGGTCAACAACACGATCCTCTAGGTCTTCTAGGTCTTCTTCAGATTCTTCATCTCCGAAACCTTCTTCATCATCAATCTCAATGTCAGCGAATTCATCTTCATCTTCTGACATGCCTTCTTCGTCAGATTCTACGTCAGCACTAATTTCATCTAATAGGCCGCCTGACATATCTTCAGCCATTGCTTCTTCGTCCATTATTGATTCATATATTTCTCTGGATTTTTCAACCACTATATCGTGAAATAATGCACGTGCTTGTTCTTCATTCTCATTGATTATTAATTCAATAAGTTGTTCAAATTTTCTATTATCCATTATTAATATCTCCTTTAGAAATGGCTTTGTAATATTTATTTATTGGGTATATAGGAAAACAGCACAAAATGTGCTGTTTTTTTGCGTTTTTTAGTAGAATATAGAAATTTAAGCTGCCGGAGGTGCTGCAGGAGGTTGATATTGTTTACGTATCTTTTTTAAGTTTTTAGATTTTTCAAAATTTCTTACATCAAACATCTTGCGTAGTTTTCTTATTTGTCTTAGTGTTAGCTTTGTTTTACGGCTTTCTTTCCAACGAGGTTTGCTGTTATCATCACTAGTATCTTGATAACCGGGCACTGCTGGTTTAAACATCTCAAAAAGTTTCATAGATATGTATTTATCTTACATCGCTGGAGCCGGCGCCGCTGCTGCTGGAACGCCGCCACCCGGCATTGCTTGAGGACCAGCTACACCCGGCGCTACTTCAGGTGGCGGAGGCATTTCACCTTGATCCATTCCCTCAGCAGATTCTAAATCTGTATCAATGTCACCTGCGCTAATACCAATGCTACGTAAGTCACTGCCCTTAACATCGTCAGTAACTTCAGACTCACGTTCTTCTTCCCACATGCGTTCATTTTCGGTAATTTCTTCTTCAGTAAGACCTAAGAATCGTTGCAGTGCAAAACGTTTACTTATATATGGGAACGCTTCCATAGTTGAGAATGTAGCTACTCTATCTTTGTCTAACTCACTTTGACGGTAGGCTGCAAAGTTTTGTGGAGCATTGAATTTAATATTGAATAATCCACTATCAATATTAAAGCCTCTCCAACGTAAAAATAGCTTGAATTCGTCATCTAGTTTCTGTGCAATATAGTTCTGTAATCTCTCACAATACTGATTAAATCTGAATTCTTGTATCATTGCTGTACCAACACGTCCGTCGTTTAATGGCACTTGACCATCATCAGGTCCTGTTGGTAAGTAACTGCTAGGAACACGTAAACCACGTGCTAATCTATTATTAAAGTATTTTAAATCGTCAATTTCACCTAAGTTTTGACCGCCTTGTAGCATTTCAACTGTCGAGCCACGCCCGTCTGCTGTTGTTGGGAAGAAGTAATA